TGTCGCTATCGGGGTGCTTCACCGTCACCAGTCCGGGTTTGCTCAGGTGCTTGAACTGATGGTGCGAGCCGCGCACGCGTGCCAGAAACCAGCCATCTGTTTCCAGTTGTTTGATGAGCTATTTGCTGTTCATAGTGGTTATTATAACCACTAATTGACATCCTACCCGCCTTTAGGCGGAGAGGATGTCGAAACTTTTTCTGTTCAATCTTACTTACTTAGGACATAATATAAAAATATCGAAGAAATATAAGGACTTCCCGTGAAAGTAGCCAGTACAGAAGAAATCCGTAGAAGCGTTGGGCAGTGGTTCAGGGATACCCGCAGACAGGAAGGCATGACTATTATCGAAGTGGCTGAGAAGTTGGGAATGGGGAAAGCCAGCATTTCTACACTGGAAATCCAAGGCATCTCCTATAAGACGGCTAGCAAGCATGCCGAGGTTCTTGGCTGGGAGATCCCCCCGCTGTCCGAGATTTTGGCTTCAGCGCCTGTTGCGACGGATGATCCCAACATCACCTTGCAGCTATCGCCGATTGCGGCGTCTGCGGGTCATGGTTCGGACGCAACATCTTCGGGCGACGAGATCAGGCACCTGAGTGTGCCTGCTATGTGGGTGCGCCAACAGTACCCAGGCATCCAGAACTTGCGCAGCCTCGGCTTGTGCAAGGCTAGTGGCGAGTCGATGAATCCGCTTTTTGCCGGATCGGACACGCTGCTGGTTGATACGTCGGACACGACCGCTGACCGTGAAGGCGTCTATGTGTTTACCTACGCCGATGCCATGTACGTGAAGCTGCTGCGCAGGGACACCAAGGGTGTTAACGTCGTCTCCATTAATCCGGCCTATCCACCTTGGCACATCCCCATTGGGGAGGTCGATCAAATGGAGGTGCATGGCAAGGTTCTAGGGAAGTGGGTAGGGTTTGTGCGGATTTAGGATGGGCGCATGGGCGGGTTGGTGTATATAGTAGATATCCATTGAGATCTGTTTGTCGAGGTGAGAGCATGCGCGCAAATGTTTGTGCATGGGCTGCGAGTAGGTATGACAGAACGGAGTTAAAATGACCAAGCCAGAACGATTTCGTCACCCTTCTGAACTTGGCCCACCCACGCAACCATCACAATCAGAAAGTGGCCCCGCAGCTCAGGATAACGAAGTTAACTCTGTACCACCACAGGTGGATACGGAGGCGTATAAACCCAAAGTTAGCAATACCCACCCAGCACCACCTAAGCCAAAGAGGTAACGCCATGAATGCCGACGCAGTATGCGAATCTTGGTACGGTCTGCAATTCGATGTGCGCCGTTCGGTCCGCTATCATCAACGTCGCCGCCGTTTTTTTGATGGACTGGACACATTGTCCAATACGCTATCAGTCGTATTTGGTTCTGTGACTGTCTATGGAGTTTTGGCGGTAAGTTCCTCGTCGCTGGCTCTGGTTGCTGCAGGGTTGGTCACGGTGGTCTCGACAGTAAATTTAACGGTGGGGTCAGCCCGTAAGGCTTGGCTACACGCTGATTTGGCTCGACGTTTTGTCGATCTGGAACGCCAATTGCTGGCAGAACCCAGCGAACAGGCGTTGCGGCAGGCGCAGGCTGTCAGGTTGGCTATTGAGGCTGACGAACCGCCTGTTTTGCGCGTACTGGACAGTCTTTGTCACAATGAAGTCTTGCATGCCCAAGGACAGGATGAGTATCGCGTTGGTCCAATCACTGTGTGGCAGAGACTGCTAGCGAACATTCTAGACTTGAGGCCCCATCGCATTGGGCATGCCTAAGCATCGGCCAAGCTCAGTTTAATGAGTGAACCTCTCATGAGAACCGCCAGCAGCATGAGAACCCGGCCCCACCCCCAAGGAAAGGAACGAAGCGATGAAAGAGCTATCCGACAAGGAGTTTCGGCACCTATGGGATAGGCGCTGCGACATACTCTACAGAGCGGAACTTTCTACTCTCTACCACAGAAGGCGGGAGAGTTTCTTCTCTTTGCTGGACAGGTGGGATAAGGTATTTGTATTGCTACTAGGTAGTGCGGCATTTGTGAGCTTGCTCACGCTGGATGCTCATCCTTGGGTGGCTGCGGTGTTTGTTTTGCTCTCTTTGTCCAACCTTGTGTTTGATTTTTCAGCGCGGGCGAGAAAGCATGGGGAGCTGGCGACCAAGTTCAAGCTGGTAGAAGCGGAAATAGAACGCCGTGGAGAACGGGACTGGAACGAGGCCGATCTTAATGAGTGGAGTGCCAAGATACGGGAAGTTGAGTCGGGCGAGCCTGCGGTGTACACACTTCTAGTTCAGATCTGCCAGAATGAGATGGCAAACGCGCGCGGCGATACCAAACACATTAGCAAGGTGCATTGGTACGAGGCGCTGCTTGCTCACTTATTCCCCTTCTCCAGTCGGAAGGTACAGTTCAGGTCTGGATAAACAGAGATGACGAACCGACTACGCTTTCTTCGCGATCTTTTTGCCATAGTCTTGGCTCTGGGTGTCTCACCTGTAGATGCCCTGCCATCTTTTGTTATTAACGAAACGTGCGAACACATTGGGACACATGCCCGCACGGTCATGCTCGGGAGGCAGAACGGTGTCTCTAAGGAGGACATGGAAAAGATGATTGCAGATACAGTCCCGTCTTGGAGACTCCGGTCGCTTTTTGAACAGATTGTTCGTGAGGCGCAGTCGATTCCTGTGGAGAAGAAAGATTTTAAAGATGATTTTTTAGCCAAACTTGATGCAAGCACTAGGGAGACGAAAGCACTCAATTTTGGGCTGGTGTGGCAGATGCGTTGCATGGCTTTTTTGCAACTCTACGAATAGATTTGCCCATTCCTATCACTTGGCTAATCCCCCATCTGCCATTAAAATTGGCGGATGTTTGAAACCACGAACACCGACTATGCCCGGCTCGGGCTGGCGAAGGCGGCACCTAAGACCGTCGAAGTAACTGACCTCGATGAAGAGGAGTTACTTCTGTTGCGCGCGCGCATTGATGACTTGCTGCCTGCAACCAAACTTGCCGACATAGATTTGGAGCGGGAATTGATGCTCCAACTGCGCACGGCACAGGCGTTGCAGAATCGCACGCTGCTTACCGATGACATTCCGGCCAATCAGAAAGCGCAAGTGCTCAATGCGGTGGCTGCCTCCATCCAAGCCTTGATTAAGATGCAGGCGGAGTACTACACGCCGGAGCGTTTGAAGCGCATTGAAACGCATCTGATTAGCTTGCTGAACTCATGGCCGGAGGATCAGACGAGGCCGTTCTTCGAGGCGTACGAGAAGCTGCTTGCCGGGGCTTGAAAAATGAGTGAAGTAGTGCGGTGAGCTTGCTGAATTACTATGCGGTAATTCAAAACGCCTAGAAAATAATGATAACAAGGCCACACCGATGCTAGATGAAACTACCGCCAACCACCTTGAGCGGGTCCGGGCACAGACGGTAGAGCGGTTCACGCCAGATCGGGTGCCCGCGTGGATTACGCGCCACACAATGATTGCGGGGCGGCCCTATAGCTTCAGGGATCACGAGTACCAAGAAAAAATCCTGTCGGATACGTCGCGCGAGATCGTGATCCGCAAGTGTTCGCAGGTGGGCTTAACCGAGGCGACACTGCGCCAGTCGGTGGCGATCTGCGCCATCATGCCGTATGTATCGGTGATCTATACGCTGCCGACGGCATCGTTGGCGTCCACGTTGATGACCACTCGGGTAGACCCGATCATCAATGAGTCGGCGTACCTATCTGAGCTGATTAACAAGAACACGGACAACGCCAGCATCAAGCAGCTTGGCTACTCGTACTTGTACATGAAGGGGGCTGCGTCCGGGAACGCGCCTATTTCTGTTCCTTCTGACGTACTCATACACGATGAGCTGGATTTTTCCGACCTTGGCATCATTGAACAGTACCACTCCCGCTTGACCCACAGCCAGTACAAGTGGAAACGCAAGTTTTCGACACCTACCCAGCCGAACTACGGTATTGATGCGGAGTTCCAAGAATCGCGCAGGCACTTCAATTTCGTCAAGTGTGAGCACTGCAACCATTACTTTGTGCCGGATTACTACGAGCACGTCAGAATCCCCGGCTACACGGGGGAGTTGCGGGATATCACCAAACGCACCTTGCCGGGTTTGCGCTGGCGAGATGCAGCGGTAATCTGCCCGTCATGCGGCAAATCCCCGTCATTGCAGATTGAGCACAGGCATTGGGTATGCGAGAACGAAAGCGACAACTACATCGCGGCGGGGTATCAAGTCAGCCCGTTTGACGCGCCGAACATTGTCACGCTAGCGGACTTGATCCACGCCAGTACGACGTACAACCGGCGCTCGCAATTCATCAATTACAACCTGGGCTTGCCGGTGGAGGATTCTGAGGCGACATTGCTGGAACAGGAGCTGCGCGCGGCGATTGTGCCGCCTGCTGTGGTGGGAAGTGCTTCCTACGTCATGGGTATTGATATGGGCGCGACGTGTCATGTCGTGGTTGCGGCCATGACGCCGGATGGCACCTTGCTGATTGTGCATTGCGAACAGGTGCATTACACCAAGATCACTGAGCGTCGCGCGGAGCTCGCCCGACGATACTGGCCGCGCATGACGGTTGTGGATGCGTTCCCATACACCGAGACGGTGTACCGTATGCAGGCGCAAGACCCCAATCTTTTTGCGTCGATCTATGTATCGCGCAAGTCGGTGGAGACGCATCGTGTGACCGACAACGAAGAGGAGCGCGACCGTGCGATTCCGGAATTACGGCAAGTTCACGTTAATCGTAATCGTGCATTCGATTGGCTGATGGACGCATTACGTGCGGGCAATGTCAAGAAAGTGACTGATGAGCAAGACGGGGAATGGGTTACCCAGATGAGGGACATGAAGCGTCTTGAGGTTTTCGTTGGCATGGGTGAGACCGAGTACGTCTGGAAAAAGTCGAAGGCGGGAAACGACCACTACCACAACGCCACGCTGTACGCGGCCATTGCCTCCCGCATGGTCGGAATTAGCCATAACCGGATTATCGTGCCGCGCTTGCTAGGGTCGTTTAAAATTAAACAGACGGAACGGTTAATTTGAAAACCGCTGTACTTTCCTCCGCATGATTGTTATTATCCGAGGCACAATAATGAGAAGCATCAGGATAAATGCTCAAGTACCTTACTACGCTGTTTCGATCAAACAGGCTTGAAGCGGCGGACCTAAAACCTGTTGCGCCGCCAAAGCGCCTGAAAAAAGGGCTTGCGGCGCTGCCTTCTTATCTGCGCTCAGCAGACACGGATGCCAGCAATGCGCTGCCGCGACTGGACCGTCGGCTGGCGGGCACGGATATTGCCAGGTTGTCTCGCCAACGTGGCACGCAAGCGCTGCTGCGGGACTTGGCGCATGCATCGCCCGACTTGTCGGCGGCGATGTTTTCATACATCCGCACGGCGGTCACGCGCGATTACAACGCGGTGGCGCGTAACTTGGATGGCACGATTAATGTGGAAGGCACGCGCCTGGTTCAGCAATTGCTGACACGATTCGATGTGTTGCCGGACTATACCGAAGGGTTTGCGGGGACACATTCTATTCGATCGATTGCGGAATCATGGGGCAAAGAGCTGTTTATCTACGGGGGCATTGCAGGTGAGCTGGTGCTTGGACCGGATCGCTTGCCACGTCGTATCCAGCCGCTGTCGGCAACGACGATCCAGTTCAAGCCGGACAAGGAAGGGGTTCGTCCTTTTCAAGAAGTCGGGGGCAAAGAGATTGATCTTGATATCCCGACGTTCTTCTACGTCGCGCTCGATATGGAGTTGATGGAGGCGTATCCGTCATCGCCCGTGGAATCGGCGATTAAGCCTACGCTTTTTTCCGAGCAATTCTTGGCGGATATTCAGCGTGTGGTGCGCCGGGCTGTGCATCCGCGTATCACCGTAAAGATCGACTATGAGAAGATGGTCAAGTACATGCCGCCCGGGGCACTGCACGATCAGGAAGCCGCGACGGCGTACTACGACAGTGTGGTCACCGAGATTCAAGAGCAGCTCAATTCACTGAACCCGGAGGATGCACTGGTTTATAACGACACGCTTTCCGTGTCGATGGATAACAACGGGAATATATCGCTGTCGAGCGAATACCGCACGCTGGAAGACTTGTCCAATGCCAAGATGGCAACCGGCGCAAAGATTTTGCCTGCAATGCTAGGCCACAGTACTGCGTCGAGCAATATTGCATCGACCGAAACGCTGATCTTCATGAAATCCGCCGAAGGTGCGGTGCAGTTCAAGCTAAACGAGATGTTCTCGAAGATCATGACGCTGGCCGCACGCTTGTTCGGGCTGGACGTTTATGTTGAATTTGCGTTTGACCCTATTGACCTGCGCCCGGAGAGTGAGCTTGAGGCGTTCCGGCAATTGAAGCAATCGCGCGTGCTGGAATTGCTGTCACTGGGGTTGATCACGGATGAGCAGGCGGCGATTGAGCTGACCGGTCACTTGCCGCGAGATGGCTACACCCCCCTGTCGGGGACAATGTTCCGCTCACGCAAGGCCGATGATACTAACCCCTACCAGGGGGAATCCAATAGTGGATCAACGCTGAATCAGAAACTGCAACCCAAAACGCCCACAAGCGGGCGTGGTCAGAATAACCGACGTAATCCCGTCAAGGAGCCATGACGTGGCAGATAAAGCGACAGAAATTATCACCAATCCTCTGAACGACACCCTCTGGGTGGCATCTGAGGACACCTATGAGCAGATCGGGGCACTGCGGAAAACCATTGACGAACGCATTGCTGCGTATGGGGGGGCTGCTGATGGTGGAGATAGCGATGAGGGTAGCCCTTTACTATCTCGTCAAGGCAACGTCGGTGTTATCCGCATTCAGGGGCCGCTGGTCAATACTGACACGATCTGGAACAAGCTGTTTGGCCTGACGTCCTATAGTGCTATCCATAGCGCGTTGATTGAGGCGGTGCAGGACAACGAAATCGACCGCATACTGCTTGACATAAACTCCGGCGGTGGCGCGGTCAGTGGCGTAAATGAAACTGCCACAATGATTTCCACCATCGACAAGATGGTCAAGCCAATTCATGCGTTTTCTGATGGTGATATGGAATCCGCCGCATACTGGCTAGGATCATCCGCGCGTGATATTACGACGGGTCGTTTGGCTAAAGTTGGTTCAATCGGTGTCATCTTGCGGATGACTGATCATAGTGAGCGCCTTGCCAAGGAAGGTATTAAGGTTAATATCATCCGCGCCGGGAAGTACAAACAGATTGGCAATCCGTCTGAGCCGTTGTCAGAAGAAGGTCGGGCGGAAATGCAACATATGGTTGATAGTATTTACAACGTTTTCTTGGAGCACGTTGCCCAATCACGTGGGAAACCCCTGAAATATACTGAAGAAAGTATGGCTCAGGGGAGAGTTTTTCTGGCAGATGATGCCAAAAATATCGGTTTGATTGACGAAATCGGATCTTTTGAAGGTGTTTTGGCGACATTGCAGTCAGAAAAGGTTGACACACACAAAACCCCGTTTGAAAATAACCACATAGGAGCGAAAATGAAAACTAAAAAGACTCTTACTGCTGCGGTGCAAGCCGCGCTGGTTGCCAGTGGGCAAATTCCTGCGACTCCGGCTGACCCTGACCTTACTAAGGATAAACCGGCGATTGATGCGGATATTGATGCCGCTGATAAAAGCGGCCCGGCGGTTGACCCCAGCGGTGGGGCGAACCCTGATGAAAAGGAAGCCGCCGATACCCTTTCTAAGGGCGGCACGGATAAGACTTCACAGACGGTTAACCTGCTCAGGGAGCAGCTTGCCAGCCGTGACGAAGCGCTTGTGGAGGCTCGTGTCGAAAACCGCACGATGGCGGCTGAATTGTCTCAAGCCAAGGAAGCACTTGAGGGATTCAAGGCGATTGCTGTGAAGTCGATCAATGCCATGCAGGTCGCACTAGGAGGCTCAGCGCTGAGTTACGACACGGCCAGCGCCAAAGATATTCTGGCCGCGCACGCTTCGCTCAGCGAGGATTTCTCGAAAAACTTCCGTGTCGGCGGTGTTGCAGCGGTTGAAACACCCCAGCAGAAATCGGCGGTTACCCATCGCAAATATCCCGATCACGTGGCCCGACTGCGTGCGGCCAGTTTGTAAATCACTTATCCAGGAGAGCTAGAAATGGCCCAATCTTATTCGGTCGGCCCTACTGTCGGGTTGGTCACGGAAACGTTTCGTGTTGGTACGAAAGCGGCACCGCTAGTCGATGCGGACAAAGGCAAGGCAGTCACGCTTGCCGCGGAAAGCCAGGTCAACCTTGGTGTGGCCAATGGCGAAATCTTTGGATTTTTGACTTCGATCGAACCCGGCACCCAAGGTGGCTTCAAACTCGGTGGTGTGCAGACCAATGATTATGCGCTGGTTGATACTGGCGCTGCCGCCATTGGCGATCTGGTCGTCATCGACAGCAACCCCGCATCGGGTACAGCGGGTAAGACTGTTGTGAAAAAAGCTGCCAGCACGCCGATCTTCAAATGGATGGTGGTTCACCCCGGCGTCATCCGCAAGGTGTAAACGGCTTTCAAACGCTACCCCCCGCCCGATTACTTAAAAGGAATAAACGTGGCTAAATATTTCGACCAGAATGGTGACATCCAGGACGTTCCTCTGACCGTTGATGTCTACCGCGAGGCTCACGACGCAGGCATGTCTGTCGCGGCTTATGTGAACCAGCAGTATCCGACTCGTGAGGGAGATGCCCCTGCCTTCCAGCAGATGTGCGCGGCCTCTGGCTTGTTCCTGCGTGATGACCGGCAGTTTGGCATTAAACCAACCCGCATGCGGGATGTGATCGAAGGGACTGGCCCGTGCAAGGAGGAGGCGGCCACTACACGCAATGACGTGCCGACTAGCCGGATCCTCTACCCGGCGGCGATCCTGTCCACCATCGAGGACAAACTGGCACGTGATCTGACGACGACTGCTACGGCGTTTGATCGTATGGTGGCCGCGACCGAAACCATTGAAGGCTATGAGTTCAAGCGCGCCATTCTGAACTTCGACGGCCCCGAGAAGGGGCGTTCGACGGGAGTGGCACAGTTGGCGCGTCCGCAGAACATGCTCACGCTGACGACTTCGGATCGCAGCCAAGCCATGGGCATGGAGTCCTTGGGCATCCAGTGGTCAGACCAAGCGGAGGAAAACGTTGGCCTGAACATCATTGCGCTGTCTGTCGCGCGTCAGGTGGCCGTGCAGCGTGATGCTCGCGCAGGAGAAAACGTCCTTGCGCTGCTCAACGGCGACGAAGATACCAAGATGGCCCCACTGTCGAGCATCACGGGCATGTATGTCAATGCGTCTACGCTGGATAGTAATTCCACGGGTGGAAAATTGACGCAGGCGGCTTGGGTCAAGTGGCTGTATCGCGGTCGCAGCTTCCGTCACATCGACTGGCTGATTACCGACATCGATGGCGCGCTGGCGATCGAGAACCGTGAAGGTAAACCGGTTGTTGTCGGGGATGATCCGAACAGCCCGCGCATTGACTCGCAGATGCGGGTTGCCAATCCGTTGATTCCGGCATCGGTCAATGTGTTCGTGACGGACATTGACGGTTGGCCTGCGGGCACCATCTTGGGATTGGACAGCCGCTACGCTATCCAGCGCGTTAACAGCTTGTCTGCCAATTACTCGGCGACGCAGCAAGACTTGATCACGCGCAGTAAGACGATGCGGTGGGATTCGGGGTCTTGCGCATTTCGTCTGTTCGACGAGGCGTTCTCGGTCCTGCAATTGGCCTAAGCGGCGGGCACGCAAAGGGATGGCTGTCACTGATGGCCGTCCTGTATGAAATCTTGAGGAAGAAAGAATGAGCGACACCGAAAACAGGAGCGCAGCGGCCCCCGTGTCGGCCAAAGCATCAAAGGCGGCCACGAAAGCCGAGGAGAAGTCCAGCAAAGCCAGTGCATCACGCGTGCGAGAGCAACCGACGGATACGGAGATCGACTTGGCACGTAAAGCTGCGCGCCCGGAGAGTCCTAAGCAGGTCAAGGCGCGCACGGTGGGCAAGGTGGATATGTGGGATCCGGATGCTTCCCAGTATGTCACGCCGAAACTGGGTTTGCTGGAAGATTCCGCCTGGTTGCGCCGTCAGGAATGGGCAGGCAAGGTCATTATTGAGGGGTGAGCGATGAATGTACGAACGCTGTACGCACGGGTTGTCCTATGGCTTATCCGGCCCGCACTACGGCTGCACAGGGAACAAGGTCGTGTGGTCCCAGATGGGGCGCTCGCTGATTGGCTTGAGCACAAGGTGTTGGCTAGCGGGTTTGTTCCTGGCTTGGACATCGCGGGCACTCTTCGCCGTTAGTGCAGGTATGTTCACGGAATTGTCGCCATGACGCTGACTGACTACACGACCTATGCGGACATCCGCGCCGTGCTGGGCGTTTCGGATGAGGAGTTGGAAGACTCCACCATTGGGCTTGATGTCTATGCGCTGAGCCTGCAAGAGAGCTTGATAAACCTGCACCCTGACGCGCTTGCCCAGTATGAGCAAATCGCTGCTTTGGACGAGATGGCCCGCTCGCCTAAGGAAAGTCGCGTTTATGGCTTGATGCGACTCTACGCCACGTACTACACGGCCAAGCAATTGAGTGTGGCGTTGCCAATGTTCGGTCCCAAAACCGTCTCCGATGGCAAGGCATCCGTGACACGGTTTGCTGACTCACCCTATCAGGATGTGTTGCGCGGCATAGCTGAGGAGCTGGACCTTCTGCGCGGGCGACTTGTCCAGGCGTTGCTTGATCTGCTTGCACAAGTCGAGACCAAGGTGCAGAGGCGGTCCATAGTAGCTGCCACGCCTGCTTATGATCCTGTAACCGGCGAAGGCTAGACGCCGTGAAGCTGTCCAATGCTGCCCGATTCTTCAACCGCACCCCTTTCTACGACGCCTACACAGACGACGCGCTGGGGGTGGGGCAACTGGATGTGTATACAGAGGCGACGCGGGATGGCTTGACTACCCAGCGGCGGATTCTGGAAGTTACCCCCGGCACGAAAATGCCAGATCGTGGGGCCATTCGGTTTCACGACACAAACTGGCTAATTGGCACCCACGCCATTGATTCGTTCAACGGCAGTGTGATCCGGGAAAAGCACGTCCTGCACCAAGCTGAAGGTCCGGCGAATATTACAACGCTGCGTCAGACCTTGGAGGGTGCTCTACCCCATGAGGCATTCGCTGCCCGTGTATGGGTGAAGACCACGAGTCAGGTCGAGATCAGCAGCAACAAGTTCAATCAAGTGCAGGTGTTCCTCTCCGCAACAGAGAGCATTCAAACCGACATGCTCATCGCAATCGGCGGCAAGTTGTACACCGTAATGGAAACCTACAGGGCGACCGCCGGGCATCTGGTGGCGTTGTGTGAAGAATTGGACGATGGGGCTGTTGCTGTTGGTGTTGTCGAACAGCGGGGGCCATGGGACCACATAACAGAAACGTACCCAACGGTGAGCATCCCCACCAAACTTGTGCTCCTGCGCTGGCAGTCGGATTTTGCCTATCTGAGCCAGAGCACCCCGGATTTCGAGAGGGGGGACATGCAGGCTGCCTGCTTGGTTGAACAGCCCAATGGCACGCTGATTAATTTAGACGGGGATAACTGGCGTGTGCAGGCTTGCCAGCCGCGCAACAGCGTTTATTACCTGCACTTGCGGCGGGTGTGAATCTTTAAAGGTAGACGAAAAAATGAGTACTGAGCAAGCCGACCGCGTGGGTAACAAGCTGGCGGTTGAGCGACTTTCTGATGACCGATTTGTTGTCGTCACGAGGTTATTCCGGGGACTCGTCTTTGTAGCTGGGTGCTTTGCTATGGCGGCGCTGGTGGCAGCCATCCGCTGGTGGTAGCACCCTGAAAGAGCGAAAGCCCCACTGGCGGGAACCGGTGAGGCTTTCTGGATTCCCTCGCGACAGGGATGGAAACAATGCGATGGGACTCTACCGCAAATTTTTCCGAATGAGGTTGTCCATGGAAGGACCGGAAATTGAAGCGCCGGTATCAAAAAGCATCAACCGCGCTGTGGCGTATGCGATATGGGCGTTGTCATCGGCATTGTCTGGATGGCTGTTAATCACTGCCATTCGCTGGTGGTAGCGCCATAGGAAGAATCATGGAACGACTGGAAAAATCCAAACCAATCAAGATGATCGTGTGGGCGTGCATTGGAGCAGTCTACGGCTACATCTTTCTGTTCGGTATCGCTGCGCTCATAACGGCCAAGACGGTAGGGGCTTGCTGATGGTAGCACCCTGAAAGAGCGAAAGCCCCACTGGCCGCGAACCTGTGAGGCTTTCTGGATCAACCCCTTGGTAGAGGCAAGGAGCGACATGTGAACGATTTTAAGTCTCTGGTGGAACTCATGGCAAATGGCATTGAACGTTACGGACTGTGGCGGATTGCCGCAATTTTTGCACTGGCAATAACGCTCTGGCGACTACCAGAGATCATCACCGCCGTGCGCTGGTGGTAGCTATGGAGCGATTGGAAAAATCTTCACCCGTACGCAAAATGGCTTGGGCGTGTATTGCGGCGGCATGGGTTTACGTAGCGGCCATGCTGATTACTGCTATCCGCTGGTGGTAGTCCCTGAAACGGCGAAAGCCCCAACACTCGTCAGCATTGAGGCTCTCTGTCTCGCAGCTATACCCGATCAACGGTACTCACCGAGAGCTTGGCGTTGAGTGTAGCAGGTTATTGCATTTGGAGGCAAGAATGATCCAAGTAAAGACCAATGATAAGGCGTTCCTCAAAGACATCCAGCGGTGGGCGGATGTGACAGCGCGCGAGACGGCGGACATAGCTAATGGTATTGCCGTCGAGGCGCTGAACCAAGTGTTGCGTACGTCGCCGCAGTATTCAGGTGATTTTGCGGGCAATTGGAACTATTCGATCAACGTGCCAGATGTGCATTTCGAGATGTTGCATCTTATGAGGGGCCGCAAGAAGGTGCCCTTTCAAGCAGGAGATTTGCCTGCGATACACCATGCCCAAGCGCGCAACAAAGGCAGGGATACTGGCTACAAACTTGGCGACACGTTTTACCTGACGAACGCTGCCGTGCATTACGGCGAGAACTACGCCGTGATGATCGAAACCGGCCAGATCAAATTCCGCCCAGGCCATACGGGTGCGACGGCTAGCAACGCGGTCGCTCACCTGGGCAGCAAGTACAAGCACCTAACAAAGGCTCAATCTTTCAGGTTGAGGGAGAAAAAGCTGTGAGTGTATATACCAGTGTGGATGCCCGAGACGATATCGTGGCAAAGATAAAGCAGCTATGGGCAGCATCGGATTTTCAAGATGTGGGGATGTACGGGGGTAATGGCCCGAAGCCTGATCTTGACAAGGTGCCCAAGTTTGCCAATTTCGAGATCGTATTCCGTGACGCCGAGCAGGTCACGCTTGGGAATGACCCTGTGGATCGGACATACGGCTCTATCGAATTTCAGTTTGGCGCGCGTGAAGGAACAGGGGTGCGGTCGCTGCTTGCAATGCAAGCGTATATGAAAACGGGCTTGAAAGCTGCCACGTTGGGGTGCGTCAAGACGCTCATTCCGTCACCCGCCCCGGGCAGTAGCGGAAATGGCTGGGTGTTTGAGGCATTGTTTGTGCCGTTTTACTTCGATAGTTCGCCCGTGGCGTTTGTTGTTCCCTAATCGTCTGTTTTCTGCGAAAATCTGAGCATGAGGAATTAAGCCTCATGCGAGGCCCAATAACTATTCTTATAAAGAGGCCAATATGGCAACCACCGCTTCGGCTAACCGCGTAGCGTTGCGCTACATCCCGGAAGTCACTTTCGGTATCACCCCATCGACCGGTCAGCATACTGCGCTGCGTTTAACGGGGGAGTCGCTGAATTACAACATCAACACGGACACCAGTAAAGAAATCCGTGCTGACCGCAATATTGCCGACCTGATCCAGCTTGGGGCGGAAACATCTGGCGATGTGCAATTTGAGCTGTCATATGGCACCTACGATGATTTTATTGCGGCGGCGCTGGGCGGCTCATGGACACCGCAGGGTAGCGGCAGCACCGCCGACGACCTGAAAAATGGCGTGGTGATTCCGTCCTACAGCATCGAAAAGTCGTTCCAGGACATCGGGCAGAACATCTTGTTCAGAGGGATGTCCGTCAATACGATGGGCTTGGAATTCGCGGTTGGATCGATTCTGACAGGCAGCTTCGGATTCATCGGGCGCGATTCGGACATTAGTGCAACGTCCTTCCTGCCTGTCGCATCAAAGACGGTACCCGTGACCGAGGTGCTCAACGCGGCCAGCAATTTTTCTGATCTGTCCATCGGCGGCGTGTCCTATCCGTGCGGCATTGGCAAGATCAGCCTGAGTACGGATGCGGGTCTGCGTGCGCAAAATTCCGTAGGCAACATGGGCGCGTGCGCGATCAACCCCGGCACCTTGGCGGTTACGGGGTCTTTTGAAGTGTATTTTGCTGACGGCGCGATCTACAGCAATTATGTTGCTAATTCGCCGTTTGAGTTGTCGTGGAAGATCACTGATGCAGCTGGAAACAGCTACACATTCTTGCTGCCACACGTGAAGGTCAATTCGGCAACAGTCGCTGCGGGGGGGCTAGATCAAGATGTGGCATTGGAGGTGAACTACCAAGCTCTGTTCGATCCGGCGCGTGCGTGTTCGATCATGGTTACTCGCCAGCCTGCCTGAACCTCATAACAACGATAACAACCGGGGCGAAGCCGCCCTGGGATTGTCTCGCCAAGGCTGGCAGGCTTGAACGTCATGCCGGAGTTATCACCGATGATGTCCAGAAATTGGACGCTACTGATTTGAACCTAAACCGAGGAACGTACCATGCTGGACGTATTCAAGAAATTTGCTGTTGATGTGACCGCCGAGACTGAGGGAACCTGGGTCGATTTTTACGACGCAAAGGTCAAGATTGCCCGCATGGGTAACAAGCATTTCAGCAAGGAGCTCGCCAAGGCATTCGATGAGAACCGGGCGGTGCTTGATAAAGGGGATGAGCAAGCCGATCAGCTTGCTGAGACTCTGCTGCTGGGCGTTTTTGCCGACACACTGATAAAGGACTGGAAGGGTATTGGCTACAAAGGCAAAGAAGTTAAGTACAGCCGGGAAGCCGTCATTGATCTGCTTGGCAAGCCGGAGATGAGGGAGTTGCGCGAAGAAATCCTGAAGCTGGCCGAAGACGCAGAACACTTCCGCTTGAAGGTGGAGGCCGCACAAGAAAAAAACTCGTTGAAGTCCTGAGATGGGAGCTTGAAAGGGGATCGACGAGTCTATCCATGCTGGCCTTTGAAGCCAAAACGCAGGATGTAGCTTTGCCCCTACGCACCAAGCCTACGCTCAGGACTGACTGTGTGCCGTACCTTCTGGGCTATAACGCACTTGCCTTTGCGCGTTTGTCTAACCAAGCTGGTATACAGCCGATTCAATTGCAAGATGTGCTGGCCTATGTTGAATTATCAGGGATCGAGAAGGGCTACCCAGCGCAGAAATTTTTGCGGTTGATACAGGCGATGGATGCGGTTCACCTGAACTGGTGGGCTGAACGTCAGAACCGGAAACCGATCAAATCCCACAAGAAGAGTCATTAAATGGCCGACACCACCAGCACCCTCAGTATCCAAATTAAAACGGATCAGGCGAAAAAGGCACTGGCTGAGTTACAGGCGGCGCTTGCTGGTGTATCCACATCCATGCAAGCGCTGGGTACGGGGGTAGGTGCGGCATCCAAGTCTGCCCAGGATATTCTCAAGGCAGCCCGGCAGCTCCGAGATGGGGCCAAGGCAACATCCGAACTCCAGAATGCCGCACAGCGCGCTGGCAAAGCCGGTGAGGCGTTTAGTCTGCGCTTTTCACAGTCATTTGGGAGGGTGTCTGCGAGCGCCAAGTTGACATCCAAAACCACTGTGGATGAGCTGAAGAAAATTGTCTCACAGATCGAAGCTGCGGGGGTGGTGGCGGCATCCCTGAAGGCTAAGCAGCAGGAGATTGCGGAGAAGCAGGCTCAGAAGCAGCACGAACGGATATTAAGGAATCTGGCTGCTCGGGAGAAGGCTCGGATTAACTTGCAAGACCGCTACCTTGCAATGGATCTGGGCCAGCAAGTCAAGTACTTGGAACGGGCAAAACGCTTGAGGGAGGCCGGGGCCCCCCGATCCGTAATCGCACGTAGCTACGGCTCGACGGCGCTGAAGGACCTGGAAAATCTCCCACAGAAGCAGGCACGGTTAGAAGCGTTTAAGCAGAAGGAGATCGCGGAGAGACAAGCTCAGAAGCAGCACGAGCGGACCTTAAGAAATCTGGCTGCCCGCAGGAAGGCCCAACTGACCTTGCAAGATCGCTACAACGCGATGGAGTTAGGCCAGCGGGTCAAGCATTTGGAGCGCATGGGGCGTTTGCTGGAGGCGGGGGCGTCACCCCACAGGGTTGCGCGTGGATACGGCGTGGCGGCGTTTAGGGATTTACGCCATCTTCCGGCGATGCAGGCGCAGATTGAAGCCCAGAAGCAGTTAAACAGCACAACAAGCCGTGGTTCTGGCCTTTTACGTAGTAACGCCGCAGCAATGCGCGATGCACATTCCGCAGCGCGGGGTTTGTCTGGCTCGTTGGGTACGCTTTGGATGACCTATGGAGCTATCGCGCCACTCCTGGCGGGTGCGGCTTTCGGCGGCATGATGCGCAGTACCTTCTCGGTCGGCAAGGACTTGGAGTATCGCCTGAAATTTGTTGAAGCGCTGGGCAACGCCAGCGTCAACGTGTCGGACCTGACCAGTGCTGTCCAAGGGTCGATGAAAACCCCACTGGAAGCCGCAGAGGCCATGCAAGCGTTGGCACAAGCGGGGTTGAACACCCAACAATCACTGACCGCACTGCACACCACGCTACAGCTATCGACGCTTGGCGAGCTGAGCATGGAGAAGGCCACCGTCGCGGTAACAGGCGCGCTGGCGGCATTTAATCTAACGGCGGCTGAGTCCGGACGCGTGGGGGATGTATTCGCCAAGGCTGCGGCGTCCTCAAATACCACGGTAGCGAAGATCACCGAGTCGATGAAGCAGGCGTCTACGTCGGCGTCGCGTTTTGGGATCTCACTGGAAGAGACGTCCGCTGCGCTCGTGATGATGGCAAAGCGCAACATCACGGGTTCTGCGGCGGGCACGGCATTCAAGAACATGGCGAAGGAGCTGTACACGCCTATTGCGCGGGGGGCAAAAGCGCTCGACCAGCTAGGGGTGAGCGCCTATGACGCTGAAGGCAAATCTAGAACGTTTATCGACATCCTGAAAGACCTGAAGACACAGTTGGCGGGTCTGAACGATGCGTCGCAGAACAAGTTTTTGGAGGCGATCTTTGGCGAGCGTGGTGCCAGGGCGGCATCGCCGATCTTGTCTGATCTGGATACCTATCTTGGGAGGATCGAGGAATTAAAAAGCGCACAGGGCTTCTTGGCGTCATCGAGCGTCATGCTGCTCGATACCGTCGAGGGCGCATCCAACCGCATGCAATCGACGTTTCAGCAGTCGCTGACGCAGGCGTTTGATCGCGTCAAGGGTAACGTCAAATCGACCATTCTTGAGATCGAGAAGCTGGGCCGCTCGGAAGGGTTTATCAATTTCGTTAGTGGATCGGCGCAGATGCTAGTTTCGCTAACTAATGCAGTGATGGAGCACAGCAGTAGCTTGGTCATGCTGGCGAAGATTTATGGGTCGCTGAAAGTTGCACAGATGGCAAGCGCGGCGGTATCTGCGTTTGCTATACAGGTTCGCAATGTTCAGCTATCGCTGGATCGCAAGCGGGCGGTTGCATTAACAACGGAAACCACTGCGCTGACGGCCAATACCGCCGCACAGCTTGCTAATAATGCCAGTGGGGCTTCGGGTTTGAAACGTCTGGCTGAATCAGTGGGCGGGTTCGGTCGCCTACTCAGCATTCTTGGGCGCGTGACGAGCTGGATTGGTCTTCTGGTGACGGCTGGGACCACGTTGTACGACCTGTTTCGTCGGAATGCCAACACGCTGGACCCGTTGATCGCGCGAATGGATGACTTCCGGCGCTCCACTGAGAGCCTGAACGCGCAGATGCAGGTGACGATAGAGAACCTCCATCGGCTTGGCAAAGCCCGGGCGCAGGGTGTCAGCAGTGAAGTCTTGACAGCGCGGGAGGCGGCTGAACGGAATCAGGATGAACTCCGGCAAGCTCGGGCCAGAGATTCCCGTCTTTGGGCGAGGAAGCAGGAGGTAGATCAAGAAGCCCAGGACATCCACACCAGGTTTCTTAAAGGGGAACCTGTGGCAGGGGGTAGTCGGCGTCTCGCGAAACTTACTCGTGAGTCGAGACAGCTAAAGAAGGATATTGCTGAGAATCGCAGCAATCTCGATAAGCTCCAAGCTACCACTGATCAGTCATTGGAGAACTTGGTCCTGATGGAGAAGGCGGTCGCCAAGGCCAACAAGCGAACGCTCTTGGACGAGGCGTTGGCACGGGGTCGTCGCATCCTGGAAGAGGCCAAGTATGCCAAGCCGGGTGAGTTTAAGGCGGGTGTAGAGAAGTCCAACCTTGCGGGCCTGATCAAACAGGGGGGAGACACCTTTGAAGCTGAGGATGTGCCGGACACGGTGCTCCATAAGATATACCAGAATCTCCAGGACGAGCTGTCAAGGCTAGAAAGTCTTAAGGAAACGCTCATCCCCGGCGCTAAGGAACCCAAGCCATCCAGGCCGTCAAGATTGGAGCACGACGATCCCAACTATGTCTTGCGGCGTTTGAATGAGCGGGCTACCAAGGAAAGCTTGCGTGAACAGATTACGCTGGAAAAGACGCTCGATCAGCTTAGGCGAGAGCAGGAAAAGACAGAGCGTCGGACCGCCGAGCAGTACCTGAATAAGGACGTCATCGCTGGGTTGCGTGAGCGTGAGGCCGCAGAGGAAAAATTCAATTCCCTTCTGGATGACCGCCGTGTCCGATTGGAAGAGTTGCGTGAAGCCCGTGACGCCGCGTCCGACAAGGATCAGCTTGCCAAGGCCGATGAGCACATCCGGCGGCTGGAAGCGTATATCGCCGAAATAGAGAACAGGCGAAGCTATGAAGGGTACAAGGCTCAGGTGCGCGGCGAGGAGCGGTACAACGCAGATCGAACCTTTGAATTACAGGGTCTGCAATTGCTCCAAAAATACAGGAACGAGGCGAAAACTACCGGTGAAGTTTTAGCCGAAGCGATGGAGATGGGTTTTGGGCGAGCGACGACTGCGCTGGAAAACTTCGCCACGACCGGCAAGGTCAAGTTCCGTGCGTTCACAGTCAGCTTGCTACAAGATTTGTCGAGCATGGCGATGCGTATCGCGGCAAACCAGATCATCATGGGTATTCTCGGCACCATCTTCGGTGCTGGTTTCGGTGCTGCTGCGGGCGGTGGTGCTTCGGGGATTTCGGGTACCCGCGCCGTTGGGTCAGGCGGTTTAGGGCTGAATCCGAACTCAGGTGGCCCCGGACTAAGGATTCCCAGCGCCAAAGGCAATGCCTTTGACGCCGGACGCCTGAAGGCGTTTGCCAAAGGGGGGACGTTCACCAACAGGATTGCATCTCGCCCAACGGTGGCACCAATGGCGCTTTTCGGCGAGGCGGGACCAGAGGCAATCATGCCGCTGACGCGCACGGCTGATGGTTCGCTGGGGGTGCGCGCAGTTCCTGCGGGCATGAGTGGCGATGTCGGTGGGGGCAACGTTTTCTATGTCAACACCACCATCGAGGTCAACGGCGACGGCAGCGGCGGCCCAGACAAGAAGATGACTAATAACAACGCGCTTTTAGCGCTAGGGGACCAATTGAACATGACCGTCAAAACGATCCTTGTCAAGGAATGCGGACAGGGGGGTGTAATCCGCGAAGCCATCCGGGGAGCTCGCTAATGGCACTTGCCACGTTCGATTACCCCACAGCTTGGGGCAGCAGCATGGAGCTTGAGCAGGCGATCAAGACGGCCAAATTCGGCAACGGGCAGGAACAAACCGTCGCCGATGGTATCAACGCAACGCGTGAAATTTGGAGCTTTTCCTTGTTTGGCACATCGGCTTATGTCATGCCTGCCTATGGTGCATTGCGCACACTGACGGGTAAGCCATTTAGCTGGACAGCCGCACCGGGTGGTCGCACGATCCAGGTGCGTGCCACAGAGATACGACTGACCAACGAGCAGGCAGATGCCTTTACTTTGACAGCAAAGTTTTCTGAGGACTTCACGCCTGTCACATAGAATAAGCATTCCCGCAACCACAACAATAAGAATCGGGAGATATCGTGAGCATAGATGCCGACATTCAGTTGATGCAGCCTGGCAACATGATCGTGTTGTTTGAGTTGGATATAGCCGAGGCGGGTTCGCCCGTTGAGCAGAAACTGACCTTCCACAACTACCAGCACTCGGCCAACAACGGCGCGATTTTTTGGCAGGGCGTTCAGTACGACTTCTGGCCCATTGAGGCCGAGGGTTTCGAGATCACCGGCAAGGGCCAGCAACCTGCCCCAACGCTACGTGTAGGCAACGTTAGAGGGGCCATTGGTTCGTTGGCTGTGCTTCATCAAGACCTTGTTGGGTCCAAGCTGACACGGCGGCGCACGCTGGCGCGCTATCTGGATGCTACGAATTTCGCCGAGGGCAACGTCGAAGCCGACCCCCTGCAACAGTTCGCTGACGACATTTGGTACATCGAACGCAAAACGTCCCACGACAAGAACGTTGTGGAGTTTGAACTCAAGTCCGCCATGGACTTGAGCGGTGTGTTCCTGCCTCGGCGCGTGATCTTGCCAAATCTGTGCAGTTGGAGGTACCGCAGCGCCGAATGCGGCTATACCGGCCCTGCTGTGGCGGATGACAAGGACAAGCCCGTGACCGATCTTGCGCTAGACCATTGTGGCAAGCGGGTGTCGTCATGCAAGCTGCGCTATGCCAACAGCAATTTGCCATTTGGTGGCTTCCCCGCAGCAGGATTGGTGAGGCGGTAATGCGTAAGGCAACCCTCAAGAAAATCCGCGAGCACGCGCTGCGTGACTACCCCGAAGAGGCTTGCGGCTTGCTGGTCAACGTGGCAGGCAAGGAAAAATACTGGCCTTGTCGGAATGCCTCCCCTGAACCTGGCGAAACGTTTGTCCTTGACCCGCAGGATTACGCGGCTGCCGAAGACGCGGGGGATATCTTGATGATCGTCCATTCACACCCGGACGGTAGCGCTGAACCGTCTGAGGGTGACAGGGTCGGCATTGAAGCGTCGCGGCTGCCTTGGCTAATCATCTCTGTCTACAAAGATTTGGTGACCGATGAGATGAACGCCGAGACATTCACCATCACGGAACCGAGCGGTTATCAAGCCCCATTGATTGGTCGGCGTTGGTCGCCGCCTCATCTGGACTGCTACGCGCTGATTCGTGATTACTACCAGCGTGAGCTTGGCATCTTGCTGCCTGATTACGATCTAACCAAGCGTGCGGGTGCATGGTGGACAGACGATGGCGCAACCAGTTTATACGCACAACATTATGCTGATGCCGGATTTGTACGTGTTGACGATGGTCCGATCAAGCATGACGTGATCGTGATGGATATTGCCAGCAGCGTCGGCGGTAATCACGCAGGCATCTACCTTGGGGATGAAACCGGGCACATGCTGCACCACCTGTATGACCGTCCGTCCGCACGGGTTCCTTACGGGGGGTACTGGCTGGATAACACGACGATGGTACTGCGCTACAAAGGAAAACAAAATGCGTAAGGAAAAATTCACCACTGTTCGTTTATCCGGTGAACTTGGTCGCCGATTTGGAAAATCTCACCGATTTCTGGTCAATAGCCCCGCTGAGGCCATCCGAGCCTTGTGTTCCCAAATTGATGGCTTTGCCGCCTATCTTGCCGATGAGAAAAACCAAAGATACTACCGGGTGTTTGTCGCCAACCGCCAGATCGATCCGGAGCAAGACTTGCGGATGCAAAGTAACAGCAAGGAAATACGAATCGCGCCGGTTATCCAGGGGGCCAAGCGCGGGGGGCTTTTTCAGTTGATTTTGGGCGCAGCGCTGATCGCGCTTGCCTATGTTCCGGGCATGCAAGGAATCACCTTCGCAGCCTTGGGGGAAGGCGTGACAGCCGCCGGGTTGTCGTTTGTCATGGGTGTAGGGATGGTGCTTGGCGGCGTTGCTCAAATGTTATCGCCCCAGCCGAAATTGGGGTCGATGGAATCCGTAGAAAACCAGCCCAATGAGAATTTCAATGGTCCGGTCAACACGATGGCGGCGAATCAACCCGTGCCGCTGGCCTATGGGCGTGTCCTTGTGGGTTCAGCGACGATCAGTGGGGGTATTTATACGTCTGATTTGGCGGTCCAAGACAAATCTTCTAATTCACCGGAAAAACCACCGAAACGGTGGCAGCCTGAGCCTACCCAAAATGGTAGCCCACTTGCATAGCTTCCCGTTCAAAATCAGAAATGAATAGACAAAGCGCTTGATACCCCCAATCATGGGTGGTTAAAATAGGTGTATTCGCCGTTTATGGTGGTCAACGAAAAAGAATAATAAATGACCCATACAGTCATCGCTGGCGGTGGGGGCGGTAAGCGGGGCGGCGGTGGCCGTACACCCAAAGAATCCCCCGATAGCCTTGTCAGTAACTCAAAGGCCAGAATTATCGATCTGCTTTCCGAAGGCGAGATCGAAGGTTTGGTCGATGGGATTAACTCCGTTTACCTGGACGAGACGCCGCTTGCCACCAATGGCACTCCAAATTTTGAGGGACTGGCTGTAGAGTGGCGAAACGGCACGCAGGATCAGGACCCGATTCCGGGTTTCACTGCTGTGGAAAGCTCCGTTTCCCAAGGTGTCGAATTTCGTATTGATCAACCTTGGATCAGGGATTTCACCAACCTTGAACTCAACGCGGTACGGATCCACATTTCAACGCCGCAGTTCTACAAGGTAGATACCAAAAACGGGGATACCAAGGGACACAAGGTTGAGTACGCCATCGACGTGTCCGTGGACGACAAGCCATTCCAGGAAGTCATCAAGACTGCCTTGTCGGGCAAGACGACCACTGAATACGAACGCACGCATGAAATCGTGTTCCCCTCTGCACAGTCACGTCGCACAGTGCGTGTACGCAGGCTTACAGCGAATGCCAACTCAAACTCAAATCCCGACACAACCTACGTCAAGGCGTTTACTGAACTCATCTACGGAAATTTCAGCTATCCCAATTCCGCACTCATTGGCTTGGAGGTCAATGCTGAACATTTCCAAGGCATCCCGAGGCGGGGTTATGACATAAAGGGTATACGTGTCCGGGTGCCGTCGAACTACGATCCAGCAAAACGCACCTATAGCGGCGTCTGGGATGGCTCGTTCAAACGTGCCTGGACGGACAATCCCGCCTGGATTTTTTATGACCTGATTACCCACACGCGCTACGGCTTGGGCGACCGCATCCCGCAGCACATGATGGACAAGTGGTCGCTGTATCAAATTGCCCGCTACTGCGACCAGATGGTGCCAGATGGTTTCGGTGGGGAAGAGCCTCGGTTCACCTGCAACGCCTATATTCAAGCCCGCGAAAATGCCTACGACCTAGTGCAGAAGCTAGCCTCAGTTTTTCAGGGCATGGCTTACTACGCCGCTGGCACGGTCACGGCCATCGCGGATCAGCCTCGTGACGTATCGGCGACGTACTCGAATTCCGACGTTGTTGATGGCACTTTCACATATAGCGGCTCGCCCAAATCCACCCGCTACACCGTCGCACTGGTCGGATGGAACAATCCGAAAAATTTTTTCAAACAGGAAATTGAAGCCGTCGAAGACCGGGACGGCTTGTTGAAATACGGCTATCAGGAGACACAGTTCACGGCCTTTGCGTGCTCCTCACGCGGACAAGCCCACCGAGCGGGCAAGTGGGCGCTGCTTAGCTCACTGCACGAAACGCAAACAGTGGTTTTCCGTGTGGGCTTGAAAGGCTTGAAGGCGCGCCCTGGTGACGTCATCGAAATCGCAGACCAAGACCTTGCGAGCAGGCATCTGGGCGGGATCATTACCGGTTCGACGATCAGCACCATTACTGTTGATGCCCCCAGTGAGGTGCTCGGTGCGGAGGTCGGTCATGACTTACGCGTCACCTTGCCTTCCGGTCAGGTGCAGACACGCGCGATCGCCAGCATTAACGGACAGACGATCACTGTGGCTGAGCCGTTTTCTGAGCCACCGCAGCTTCACGGTTCATGGTTGACGTCGAACAGCAGCACCAAGCCGCAGACGTTCCGGGTACTGTCAATCCGTGAGAGCGATGGCGAACACACCTATGAAATCACCGGGCTTGAGTATCGCCCGGACAAGTTCGATTCCATCGCCAATGGCACCAAGCTGGAACCCCGGCCCATCGCGCCGTTGCCGCCGGGTGTCGTTCCATCGCCCACCAATGTCACCATCACGCAGCGTCATGTTTTCCACCAAGGGACGACCCGGAATTTTGCGGACATCTCTTGGGGTGCTGCTGAGCACGCCGTCGAATACGACGTGCAATGGCGCAGGGACGATGGCGAGTGGATCAACGCGCCGCGTACAGGCAATTGCCTGTTAACTCTGCAAGACGTTTACGCCGGGCAATACCTTGTCAGGGTGCAAGCCGTTAGTGTCACGGGCAAGACATCGGTGTGGGCGTACTCTGCGCTGACCACGCTTGATGGCACAGTCACCGCACCGCCCGCGCTGACCACGTTGTCCACCCATGGCGAAGTGATGGCCATCCGGCTGGATTGGGCCTATCCGAATGTGCCAAACATCATCGAGCGTGTGCAGATACGCGCCAGTTTGAGCAATGACTTCGGATCGGGCTATGACCTGACCGAGCTTGCTTACCCGTCGCGCTCATACACCGTTCAAGGTCTGGGTTACTCAACCGGGATGTGGTTCTGGGCGCGATTGGTGGACAAGAACGGTGAGCCAGGGCCTTGGTGGCCGTCGGAAGGCGGCGCGGGTGTTTTCGGTCAGCCGGATCAAGACGCCGGGAACATCCTTGGTTACCTGAATGGCAAGATTGGCGAGAGCGAGTTCACCCCCGGCCTGATTGGGGATATCACGGATACCGTGGCAAATGGTGTAGGCGATTCGCTGATCGGTTACTTGACGGGTGACGACGGCGATGTGCCGGAGAGCGTGCTGTGGTATGCGGGCGATGACGGCTCGCAGGGCACGTTCGTCGGCACGGTTTCCCAAACATCGGCGATTAACGCGGGCGATTACGCGCTGGCGAAAGCCATCAACGTCGTGGCCGCGCGCACGGATACGAATGAAGCCAGCATCGCCCAGGTTGACGCCGCCCGTGCCGATGGCGATAGCGCCTTGGCACAGAGTATTTCGACGCTTTCTGCGCGCACAGATACGAACGAAGCTGCCGTCCAGCAAACGTCTACCGCCCTTGCCACGCTTGACGATAGCGCGAGCGCATCTTGGGGGGTGAATACAGAAGTTAATCAGGATGGCCGAGTTATACAGACTGGCGTGAAATTAGGCGCAGCCATCGGCAAGAACGGTGTGGCGCGCAGCGAATTTTTGGTGCGTGCGGATACCGTCGGGTTTCTGAATACCGTAAACGGCCAGATACATACGCCTTTCGTTTTCGATGTGAAAAACGATACGGCGTTTCTGGATACGGCATTTATCAAGAATGCGACGATTGGTAACGCCAAGATTGCTGATGCTGCGATTACGAGCATCAAAATAAAAGATGCCGAAATCGGCGATTCCAAAATAAAAGATTCCGCAATCACTAATGCCAAGATCGCCGACTTGGCAGTGAATACAGCAAAAATAGAAGATTTATCTGTTACCACGTTCAAACTTGCAAATGGTTCAGTGACTGCCGGGGGAACCTTGGATTTTTCTCTTACTTTTGGGAAATATTCAGGCAGCAATGAGTCTGCGACCTTATCAGTGAACGTTCCCGGAAATGCTGCGGCGTTTATATATATTCATGTTGAGTGGGTGAGTACCTCACTAACTTGGAGAATTCTTCATAACGGTAGTGACGAAATTAAGAAAAAAGGCGGAGCTGATTTTGACGGTCTTATCCATAAGAGTCTTAGTTCAGGAATACATAACTTTCATTTCCGTAGCGACCGCCCAAGTGGCGGAACAAGAACCGTGACCGGTAGCATATCAGTCCTGTCATGGATGAAATAACAATGCCAAGCATCTATCTCCAAAGCGGTGAAATTGTCGGTTTCGTGGTGTCACATCCTCACAATGAGGATGAAATATCAGCGGCTTCACTAGCTGCCAGTAATGCAGCCGGTTATGTGGACGGTAAAGAAGACCCCGCGACCCGATACGTAGTGAACGGGCAAGCAGTTGATCGGCCAGTCATGCAGGTGAGTTATGCCAACGGCGTGTTAAGCGGCTTACCCGACGGAGCGTGCCTCGTGAGCATTAACGACACCGACTATGACGTGACCGGTCCATCTGTGGCACTGGACCTTGCGGGTGCGCTCGAATACCGGATCACCGTGATTTGTTGGCCGTATCAGGATTGGACCACAACGATTCCCGGGGCCTGACTATGAAATACGCTAACGGCAGATTAATGAGGTTAGGAGAGATGAAATGACCAGACTCTTGCCAGAAAAAACACTTATTTTCAAAACGAAAGAACTGGGCGAGAGTCTGGTCAGGGAAGTTAGATATCAGGTGATTTCTGATTTAAAGCGACTGCCAGTACATCGGACACAATTCTTAGCGCATACGAAAAACCATCCAGATATTCTCGGGAACCATGCTGGTCTATCTCCTCGGATTCGGGAATTTCTGAAATTTTTCTCAATACATGCTCTGAGAAAGCGCCTGCGTTCGGAGAAATAGCGATGAACGCTGCGAATAAATTCGTCACCGCTGCAAGTCGTCCGTTAGCGAAAGCTAGCTCCTTCTCAAGCTCCACGATCCTAGGTCCATACATCGTCTCCGACGGGTTGTTGATGATCTAGAAGCCAAATCATAACCATGCAAACCATCAAACACCGTGACGACCCGTTACGCGCACGCGCCCAAGCCTACCCGAATGTCGGCGACCAACTGGACGCCATCTGCAAGCTGGCGCAAGCCTTGCGTGACCAAGGTATGAACCTGCCTGCCGAAGTATCAGCCTGGGTCGATCAATGCGTGGACGTTAAACAGCGGTTTCCGAAGGCGTTTCAAGAATAACCATGTTCAGCATCCCATCCCTTGGTCGCCAGTGCGATGTAGCGTGGCACAGGCCGCTTGCCGGAGCCATAGGCGCTGATCGTGCGCGGCGTCATGCCCAGCGCTTGCGCGGCTTGCTTCAATGTCAATCCATTTCGGGCGCGCCATTGCGCAAAGACGCGGGTGTTTTCGTCTTCGGCATTTTGGGCCTGCGCGTCCAACCACAAGGTA